AAAATAGAAAACTTGTTGGCTACAAACCCAAGATCACCTGCATTACCTAAATTACGACAAGAGCGTGAGAAGATTAGAGTTATTATAGCGGAGTCCATGACCAAGGAAGGTAAACAGGGTGGTGATATTGCCATGGGTCCTTTTCAATCATCCAAAGAATACATGGAGTTTGTTGCAAAGTATCTAGTTCGTATGGCAAAAGATGGTGATTATGATGGTGTGGCGTTTGCAACACCTGCAATAAAAAACCGTAATTTATCACCTGGTGGTAGGGATTACCAAGGCAATGTTGCTGCATATGGTCCTATACTCAATGGTGCTTTGAAAGAAGCATCTAAAAAAACAGGTGCAAATTTGTTAAATACTGTTATAAAGGATGACAGGGGTAGAGTTTTTGGACAAGTCAAAATGTTAAATCTAAAAGATAATAAAAATGTGAAAGACACATTCTCAGCTTATGCAAAGGGTGGAATAGTAAATGGTAGATAAAACAAAGAATCAAATAGAAAAAGCAATGGACGCTGTAGAAAAAGCGTTGGACATTGAACCATTGGGTGAAGAAATACAGTTTGAAAAAAGTGTAGAGTTTGATGGTTTTGAAATACAAGAAGATGGAAGTGCAGAAGCTATTGGTGATCAACCAATAGATCAATCGCAAATTCCTTTTGATGCAAATTTAGCAGAATACATTGATGATGATAAGTTAACCAAGTTTGCAACAGACTTGGTAGATAGTTTCGAAGGGGACAAAGAGTCACGTAAAGATTGGGAAGATACCTATATCAAAGGGCTCGATATGTTGGGGTTCAAGTATGAAAACCGAACACAACCTTTCGAAGGTGCGTCAGGGGTCGTACATCCCTTATTGGCAGAATCTGTAACACAGTTTCAAGCCCAAGCTTATAAGGAACTCCTCCCCCCAAGCGGCCCCGTACGTACACAAATTATTGGTGAAGCATCACCAATGGTAGAACAACAAGCAGAACGTGTAAAAGAATACATGAACTATTACATTTTAAATGTAATGGAAGAGTATGACCCAGAGATGGATCAACTGTTATTCTATTTACCATTATCAGGTTCTGCATTTAAAAAAGTTTACTACGATCAAATACTAAAACGTTGCGTTGCAAAGTTTGTATCAAGTGAAGACTGTGTAATAAATTACGCAGCAACAGACTTGGAGCACGCAGAAAGAATTACACACATTGTAAAAATGTCAGCCAATGAGTTGAGAAAATTACAAGTATCAGGATTTTACCGTGATGTACCAATTACGTCAGGATCAGTGAGCACAAACGGTGATGTGGAAGAAAAGATAGATGAACTAGACGGCGCAACTTCTGCGGGTGATGATGACGAACACGTCATTTTAGAAATGCACCTTGATGCAGATGTGCCTGAGTTTGAAGATACATCTGGCATAAAACTTCCATATATAGTGACCATAGATCAATACTCGTCAAAGATATTGTCTATCAGAAGAAACTATGAACCGAATGATCCTAATTTCAAAAAGAAACAGTATTTTGTACATTACAAATTCCTCCCAGGATTAGGCTTTTATGGATTTGGCTTGATCCACATGTTAGGTGGGTTGTCAAGAACTGCAACAAGTGTTTTGCGACAGTTAATTGATGCAGGTACTCTTGCCAATCTACCAGCAGGTTTCAAGGCACGTGGCATGCGTATACGTGATCACGATGAACCTTTACAACCAGGTGAGTTTAGGGATGTTGATGTAACAGGACAATCTATCAAAGAATCTTTGTTACCATTACCATACAAAGAACCATCACAAGTTTTATTTGCATTACTTGGCTTTGCCGTGGATGCAGGAAAATCTTTTGCTGCTATAGCAGACATGAAAATGGGTGAAGGTAACGAACAGAACCCTGTTGGCACAACACTCGCATTACTAGAGCGTGGCACAAAAGTCATGAGTGCAATACAAAAGAGATTACACTTTTCACAACGAAAAGAATTTAAGTTATTAGCAAACTCAATCAAGATATTCACTCCACCATCATATCCATACCAGATTATTGGTGGTAACAGAATGATTAAACAAGCTGACTTTGATGACCGTGTCGATATCATACCAGTTAGTGATCCGAATATATTTTCTATGTCACAACGTGTTATGTTGGCACAACAACAATTACAATTGGCACAATCTAATCCAGCAATGCACAATATACGTGAGGCATACAGACGTATGTACCAAGCAATGGGTGTGGATAATATTGATGCCATATTGAAACCAGATCAAAATCAACCAGCACCGATGAGTCCAGCTGTAGAAAACGCAATGGCCATGAAAAGCAAACCATTAAAAGTATTTCCACAACAAGACCATCAAGCGCACATGAAAGCGCATGCTGAATTTATGTTTACAAGAATGGTGCAAATTAATCCACCATTGTATTCTATGCTACAAGCACATATGTCAGAGCACATTGCTGCGATGGCAGGCATGCAGGTACAAAAACAATTTGCTAAACAAGAGCAACAATTACAAATGGCAATGCAACAAAGTCAAATGGATCCACAGGCAACGCAGCAATTACAAATGCAAGCACAACAAATGGCTGTTGAAAAAGCAAATGCAATTGCAAAGATTGAGGCTGATATTACAACTCAACTAGCACGTGACGAAGAAGAAAGAACTAAACGTGAGCAACAAGATCCACTTGTTAAATTAAAACAACAAGAGATTGATTTACGTGCAGCTGAGGTTATGTCACGTCAACAAGACATGCAGACTAAAACAGTTATGGATGCGGCAAGACTTGACATGGATCGCGATAAGATAGAAGCTGATACTACAATTAAATTAATGGAAACAGCTAATCGTATTGAAGATAGCGCTGCAAAAGATGCATTAGGCAATCTAAAAGAAAACATTTCTTTAACAAAAGAAGCAATGAAAAACGAAACAACAGCGAGGGTAAATGGCAGACGAAATAACGAAAGTGAAGAAAATTAGTGACGCAATGCAAGAAATAGATGCTCTTGCAAAAACATTAGTTAGACAATCTGAGGACAAACTCTTGGTTTGTGCGGCTTTGTTGGCTGTAACTAGACAACATTATGTTGAAGCTTTAGGTAATGAACACACTTCCTTTATCTTTCAATCTGTTGTAGAGTCCTTCGATTATTTAAACGGTCATGAGGGGGATCTAGATTCTCCTGTGACTATACATTAGGAGGTAACTATGAAGTTATTACAAGACCTATGGGCTCACTTAAAAGAGTGGAGCGACTGGAGCATGAAAGACTGGATTAAAGCCGGTATTGTTGCTGTAGTTGTTATCATTGTCCTACAGTCAATGATGGGTGCTTAATGGCCGAAATTGACAGAAGATCAAGAGCTATTTTAAATAGTTTAAAAGCTGCACGTGATGAGCGTGCAGCTAAAGCTCAAGAAGAACGTCAGTTCATGACGAGCTTTAATCCGAACACAGCGGATAGAAAAGATTTTACAAGATTTAGAGAAAATTTAAAAAGACAAGCGTTGGATGCTGTTGGTCCAACACAAGGTGGCATACTATCATCACAACAAGGCAGAGCATTAGAAAAACTATACTCTGAACCGTACAGAAACATGATGAACATGTACATGCGAACTAATCCAAAAGATTATAAAGAAAACTTTCCTATTTCTTACGGTATACAAAGAATGATTCCACAAGCTGGTAAAGCACTTGTTAGTGGTCTATCAGGTATTCCTATGCTAGGCGCTATGATACCAAAACAAACAAACGAATTATTAGATGATCTAAGTTATTTAGATTACAGACCAACTAGATTAATGAATTATCCAGAGGGATTTGCATTTGATGATGGTAATGAAGATCTGTTAGGGCTTATAGAATCTATTGATCCTTACGAAGCAAACTACAGACAATTCTTCCCAATGCAAGTACCAGATTACTTCTATCAGTTTATGGATAATAAAATGTTGCCGTACATATTAGGAATGAGATAATGAGTGCTAGAGAAGATTATATTAGAAGTTTGTATGGTGGATCCTCATCTGGATCCTCATCTGGATCATCAACAGGCACATCAGGTGGTGCCGTAGGTGGTTATACACCAGGTGGAGGATCAGGCACAAATTATGGTAGCAATGTAAATACGACTTCTGGTGTAGGCACAAATGTAAGTAATATTCAAGGACCAATAATTGATCCCAAAGCAGATGAAGATGCAGGGGTATATCAAGCAAATCAAACTTTATTTGATACATTAAAAGACACATATACTTCTCCAACAGATACATACGGAACAGGTTCAGGTTTAGATTTTGTAACCGTTGATGCAGGCACTGTAGACGATTTAGGTTTTTTTGATGAAAGAATAGGAGATGAAAAAAATCCACTTTTTTTATCTGATGAACTTTTAAAATTTTATGGAGTAGATCCTAATGCTTTTGGTATAGGATCAGGAAGTTTAAGTATTCCAAAAGAGTTATATCAAATGATAGCTGAGGGTAGTATTGTTACCCCTATGGAAGCCATGAATCCTGCACAGGTAAAAGGATACGATAAAGATGGTAACGTTATTTCAGTAGATGAAGATGTAGGAACTTTTTCAGATCTTGAAGCTGGTGTTCATCCCTTGTTAGGTAGTATAAATAAATATTATGGAATTATGAGTGGCAGTGCCTTTCCACAACCTGCAACAGGAGGTGGAGGTGGATCAATCACCCCAGGTGGAGGTGGTAGCAGTTATGGAGCTTATTTAGGAGCTGGTATGCCAATGTCACCAAAACAATTAGGTGATGCAGAAAAAGTACCAGGACAATTACGTTTACTTCAGTACATGGTTAATGTACATAGAGGTAATCCATATACAAAAATGGCCATGCGTAAAAAAGACGGTGGCTTAGCAAGCATAGTAGGAGATTAACATGTGGCAATTATTAGCAAAACCATTATTAGGCGTAGCCGTAGATGGAATCAAAGGCTTCGTAGAGACAAAAAAATTAAAAGGTGAAGTCAAGATAGCTCAAATACAAGCAGAGAAGAAAAGAAACGAAGACATAGCAGCAGGTAAAATAAAATGGGAAGCATCGGCTGTAGATCAAATGAAAGGATCGTGGAAAGACGAACTAATTTTAATTTGCCTACTGGCGCCTGCAATTGCAGTTTTCGTGCCTGGTTGGACACCACACATAAAAGAAGGTTTTGAAGCCTTGCATTCTTTACCAGATTATTATAAACATTTACTATACTTGGCATGCTCAGTAAGCTTTGGGGTCAAAGCTGGTCCTGCAGCAATGTCACTATTCAAAAAGGGGAAATAACTATGAAAGGTGATTTAGACAAAGACGGAAAAATGAGCTCTTACGAAAAGAAAAGAGATGCTGCAATTAAAAAAGCTATGGCTGCCAGAAAGAAAAAAGGTGGCAAAGTTGTTGCTAAGAAAAAAGGTGGCGCTGTCAAAAAAATGGGTGGTGGCATGATGAAAGATGATAAAATGATGGGCTATATGAAAGGTGGTTTAAAAGCAGCAGCTGATAAATTAAAAGCTCAAAAAATGAGAAGAGGAGGCATCAAGAGAAAATAATGGGTAAACTATGTCCTAGAGGTAAAGCAGCAGCAAAGCGTAAGTTTAAGGTATATCCTAGTGCTTATGCAAACATGTACGCCTCTGCCGTCTGTTCTGGTAAAGTAACACCAGGTGGCAAAAAGAAAAAAGCTGCTGGTGGTTATAATAGCAACGGTATATCTCAATCTAGAAAAAAAGTTTCTGGTCAAAGAAAAGTAAATTTTGCAAACGGTGGTGCTAGTATAGTTGCTGCTGGTTGTGGAGCTGTTGATAAAAACAAAAGAAAAGAAACAAAACTTTTTACATAATGGCAAAAAAAGGTCTTAGATCTTGGGTACAAGAAAATTGGGTAGATATAGCCAATAAGAAACCTGATGGATCATATCCTAAATGTGGTAGATCTGGT